CCACAGAGAAAGCTGTGATTTGTGTTGAGCATCGGCAAAAGCATTAGCAGCACTAGCTTGTGCGTTTTTGCTGAAAGCTCCAGCAATATCACCGACTAGACCAAGGCCACCACCAATAGCATTCCAAACACCAGATTTAGAGAAATTACCGTAATCAAGTACGGTTTTTGTAGGATCACCTGCTGACATTTATTTTACAGAATTCGATAAAGGTTGTTTTGTTAGGACCATATTCAAACTGCTGTAAGAATGTGAATCCAAGAAACTTAAGTAGTTTCAAGTGGGTTTTATTCCGTTTATCGACTATGTTCCACAGCAACGGCTCTGGTCTTCCATCGACAAATTTTTTAGCTTCTCTGGCGAATGTAAGTGGATACTCCAAGATGGCTGGTGTACATAACATCCAGATCATGTCTCCATCAGAGACTCCGGCCATTCCGGCAGTCTTGCCGTTAGGCACTGTGAAGTAGACCGTTTCAGGCTCCCAGACACAATCAGTTAGGAGTTCGTGAGGATCACATCCGTGACCCTCTTCGATCTCTCTACGATCATCTGGAAGCAGATTAGAGGCCACCTCAGCGGCAGCCTCCATCGTTGCTTCATGAATATAGTTAGGCACGTTGGTAGAAACGAGTTGAGTAATCTCCCTCCCAAGACATTCCGTATAGGGTTGCTGGGGATGGGTGTTCAGAGATGATCTCTACAGTTGCACTAGTGTTCCTGTCATAGATAGGAATGTTCTCTTGCTTTCCTTTTGAGATCTGTACAGAGCCCAGGGTGTATTCACCTAGGTTGTTCGTGTCAAAGGTCTTGGTGTATTCATCACGACCTTTACGACGTAGCGTTGTCTTGTAGACACCAACTGCACCAAAGTCAAGACGCATGCGGTGGACAATCAGGGATGCCTGAACGTCAGCACGGTATGAATCATCTTTTTGGGTTTGGAAGTAGACCTTAGGCAATGAGATATTCATTGCATATCTAATACCAACAGTTACATCAGTATCTGTCCAGTCACCGTCAACTAAGAGATTATTACCATCAACAGTTGGTTCAGCTGCGTTACCTTTATTCCTACCAGCTTCTAGTGTGTACACAATACGAGTACCGTAAGCAGGAATAGGCGCTACGAAAGAAGACTTCTTAGTACTTGTGTTGTAGCTAATATCTTCCTTCTTAACTATCACACGATGGTCAAGGAAGATGCGAATGTCCTCGTCAGTCTCTTCAATTTCAACAGTATTATCACGCTCTTCAAGATTCAGACGGTGCAACGAATAGTTATAGGTTGCTGGGTCTGAACCAGGATCTTGGTTTCGGATAGTGAAGAAAATATTGTCTTTAAGAATGCACATATGGAGTACATCACCACTCATGGTCCAACGGAACCAAGCTGACTGAATTCTCCTATCGCCACGGTTAAAGTACTTATAACCCCACAAGCTAGGACTCTTAACTTTTTCGCCAAACAGGATCAAACTATTTTCCCGACTATCAGCAATTGATTGAAGACCAGTAGGAAACTGACCAGCAATAATCTTGCTTTGTTCTAGAATCTCTGGCTGACCTTCCCGCTGAATGCGGGTCATTTCAAATAGGCGACTGTGAGTACCCGAGTCATTAAGGAATGCAATGGAGGTACCAACAGAAACGGGTCTAGTATTTTCAAGGAAGTTGTAAGTGCTAAGTAGTGTGATCTTAGCGGTAGAAGATGTAAGGGTATCTGCATCAGTAACCAACATAAATTGCTGTGTCCTACTAAATAGAACTAGACCAGTATTAACTTCGATACCGTCATAAAGAACAGCAGGTGTAGTAGAGGAACAGGACAGGTCAATAGGGTCCACACCACTGACAGTAAATGCAGACTTGCTCCAGAAGTTAAAGAACGAGCCTGGTCGCGAGAGGATAATGTTTTCATCGCTAAGGATCGCTAGTCGATTTCTAAAGAACAAAAGTTGGTTGATCTTCCTACCAGCTGTCTCTGTACCGTCAGCGTTGTATTGAGGGAGGAAGGATGGCCTAGGACAGGTACCTTCATCACCAATCAAACGATTAGCCCAGTTAACTGGTGAGACCTTAAATGTGTTATCTGCCTGGCGAACTAACTGCCAAGGCATAGTGGTGTTATCGATAGTGGTTTTAAGTCCAGGTTTAACTGTCTCTTCCCACACACCTTCACCGTCTGTATCGTTATTACCTACGAACCTCACATAATAGTCATCTTGATCGACACCACTGTTTAGGATCTTACAAACATAGTTATGCTTACACTGGTAAGGGAGACGAGTAATGTTCTCCACTTCAGTAGTAAAGATGTTAATCAGCTGTGCTTCAGGTGTGTCTACACTAAATGCGGAAGCATGAGTAATATAAAGCCCGTTACCAGCAATAGTAGAGCTAAAGTTTGTTCCGTTGTAGGAAGTTCCGTCAACTGCAGTCTTAAGCTCTGAAAGAATAACTGATGCTTTAACTTCTGCAGAGGTACCTGAAGAAGTCTTGTTGCTATCGATAGTAGCAATTACACCTCCTGAACTATTGAGCAGGCGGAATGAATAGGTTTTGTTATACGCAATCTGCAGCAGATCTAAGAACGCCTCATTAGGACGTGTAGCAGCAGTAGTAGAAGTCATCGCAGTAGCTACACCGCGATTAGCTATAAACGTATAGTCGTTAACAGTAAGGGTTTGAATATTATCTGGGTCAGTATGCGAGAGATAGCTAACAGGAGCACCGCCCTCGTAAGTAACTTCTACTTCTTCACCAGCCACGTTGTTCTGTGTAATAACAAAACGTGCTGGAGAGAAGCCAACGATAGAAATAGAATTGTTCTTTTTGTAACCACTACCATTAGTGTTAATGGTCAGGTTAGTAACAGAACCACCGCTGACAGTAAAGTCAACAGTCATACCTTGCCCATCACCACCTGAAGTGGCGATATTGGTGTAGGTACCGTTACTAAGGGTTCCGCCGGAATTACTGATTGAGATAAAGTAGCGAGTAGAAAACTCAACAAGTCTCCATACCTTAACTCTACCTTCTTCTGTAACTTGGCACATATACTGCTCAAAGTTATCGCGGTAGATATCAAACCACTTACCCCCAGCATCAGCAGAGATGTCTCCTAAAAGCTTGGTGCCAGGTCTTTTAACTAAACCTGAAGTAACGTCAGGATATGCATTGTTTAAGTCACGCACTTGGCCTGGCAGCTTGAGCTGATCAGGCTGTTCTGAGATACCAAGAATATAGTTAGGAATTGTCTGCTGGATACTAGGCATGTCGTCTTAGTCCTTGATAAGGTTGATAGGCTGTGTATGAGGTTTCTTCAGGCCAACCCATAAAGGAGTAGTCACCCTGATTACATTCGTATTCAACACAGGCAGCTCGGGCGTTAGCTTCCTGAATAGATAGGAGTGTATGTAGATCTGGACTAGACACCAGCTGCGCTGCAGCTCTAGCTGATGAACGGAGAATGATGTACCTTTGGAAAACAGAAGGTAGGTCAGTCAGTTCAAACAACCAAACGATATCCAGATATTGGTCGCTAGTAAATTTATAAGTATGGTTTACTTTGTCATAGAGCTTACCGCCACGCTTAATCACGTTAGTAAGACGGCTCTTCTGACCATCGCTAACGTCCATCCTTAGCATGTTTGATGGGATCTTGATCTCATCCTTAGCGTCTGGAGCTAGCTTGTAGTGATGCTCAGTATTAAAGATCCAACCTTCATCTTGCACGTCTCTATTTACATCTTTCAGGATGCCGTAGATATATGAGATTTCAGGGTTGGAAAAGTCAAGCTTGTTAATAGGGGCTTGACCGATAGCTCCCAGAATTGAATTAACTGCGGAGAGTTCGGTCACGTCGTCGATTGTACTGGGAGTTGTCATATCAAATAGTAAAAAAAAGGGGACCCGAAGGCCCCCAATATCAAACAGTTACGCTCAGAAAGCGTCAGTGTTTTCGTCAGAGTCGTTGACGTCAGCGCCAGCAATCAGTTCCACGCAAGCTGCGGGATTCAGATAGTCAGCACCGAGAGCCATACGGCCCAGGATCACATCACCCTGGTAGACCACAGACACGTCACCACTGGTGACTTGAACCTGAGGTGCCATTGCTTCGACACAAGCGGCAGCTTCACGCTGGAAGATCAGACCGCAGCTGTGACCGAACTTGTTAGCAGCACCGTAGTCATTACGGGAGCCGTAGTTAGAGCCAGTAACAGCAGCATCATCAGCGATATCAGGGTTGATCAGATCGCTCATGTTGGTAGGCGAAGTGACGCCAGTGTTGTCAGCAGCATCAGTACCGAACTTGGTACCAAACTTACCCAGGAACGGAATGTTCATGGACTTGAAGATTTGGATACCAGCGATCTCAACGACGCCTTGACCAGACTGCAGAGCAGAACCTTGGACGTCACGGTTGACGAGACCACCATCACCCACTTTCTGAATCAGTGCGTAGTACTGACGGGGGTTGAGAACAGCCACGCGGCCGTCCATACTTACACCCTTTTCGTCAAGTGCAGCAGCAGCATCATAGAAAGCAGTGATGAGCTTGTCAGCGTCATAAGCATTAGAACCAACGTCGCTAGTACCAACACGGATCTGAGTACCGCCGGGCTCTACATAACCGCTCTTAGAGATCGGGTGTGCAGCACGAGCACCTTTGGTGATAGCACGGAAGATCTTACGGTCATAAGTCTCTGCCAGAGCGTAACCAATCTTGCGAGAGATTTCGCTACGCAGGTCGTA